TAGGAGAAAAAAAATGTATATAGTTAAATTTAATTTGAATATGCTAAACCACCCATTCCTGAAAGAATACGTAGAACATTGTAATTAACAGCATAAACAAATAATGTATAATCAGTTGCGCTATATCCATTAGTTATAGGAGATTCAAAATTTAAATTTAATACGGCTGTATCAATACGAGACATATTTAAAGTTCCGGATGGTTGATGTTCTTCTGGTTTTAAAGCAAATGAATATACATTTATACCAGCATTTGATGGTATATTTTCATGATGTTGATAAGGTTGAATTAAATTAAAATATCGTCCAGGACGTTGATAAAATCGGTCATTTCCATTTAATACTAATTTAGCATCCTTAACAGGATTTGATGGTAAGTTATTATTAGGTTTATCACTAGCAATATAATTAATATCACTATGAAATAAACTTTCATTTAAAGAAGCATTTGTTAGTAATCGAGTATCAACAGCACTTTTTTTAGTTGTAAAATTAAACCAATTATTAACACCTGAACCTGTACTTGAACTATCATTAGCTATAAACCATATTAATTCTTTGCATGGATGATTAAAATTTAATTTAGCTTTAACGGCAATTGATGATACAGATTCTTGACCTGTAAATTGTAATTGTTCAATTAAATATTCATGAGATAATTGAGCAAAACGACGACGTTCATCGGTATCAAGATATATGTAATCAACCCATAAAGATGATGTAAAAGTTGTACCAGTAGCAGCACCACATTTTTCAGAAGTTTCAAAATTAATATTAATCTTAACTTCATGATATTGGAGAGCAATTAAAGGAAGAGCTAAACCAATATTTCGGCAAAACCAGAATTCAAGAGGTATATATAAAGTAGAACCTGCTACAGCATCTCCACCTAAGCCACCAACCATTTGATTATATCCATGGCGTTTAGATTTTGGTAAAGATAATTCATTCCAAACATATAACCAATAAGAATAATGTTTATCTATTTTTTGACCGCCAATTTCAATTTCTACAAAATTTAAAAGACGAAGACCATAATAATTAACATAACTTGTACCTGTCCCAGAAGGAACTTTAACTTGTAAATACATGCGATTTATTAAATCACCGTTGCGAGAAATTTGACAAGTAACACGAGAACCATAAGTTGGATTGCCATTAAAAGTTTGTTCAATCGCTTCTAATGCAAAATTTGTATGACGGCGATATGCAACTTTAAAAAAAGTTATTTGAGGATTGCCAGTTAAATAAACATCCTGAGCACCATAAGCAACAAGTTGAAGAAGACCACCACCCATTTATGCTATATTCTTTATACTATAATAGGAGAAAAAAAATGTATATAGTTAAATTTAATTTGAATATGCTAAACCACCCATTCCTGAAAGAATACGTAGAACATTGTAATTAACAGCATAAACATTAATATTTGCATCTAAAGTTCCGGAAATAGAACGTGGTTTAACATCTAATATTGCAGTATCAATACGAGACATATTTAAAGTTCCGGATGGTTGATGTTCTTCTGGTTTTAAAGCAAATGAATATACATTAATACCTCTATTAAGAGGTATATTTGTATGATGTTGATAAGGTTGAACTAAATTAAAGTAAGAACCATCGCGAACATTAAAGCGGTCATTTCCATTTAATTGTAATAGGCAAGTCTCAAATGGATTAACTATAAGTTGAGGTCCGCTTACATCTGAATAAGGTATATAACTATCTTGTAAATAGTTATTAAATGAAACACTAGTAACACTAGCACCTAAAACATTACTTGATACAAGGAAATTAGAAGTATTAAGTTCATTAAATCCACCAATTGGTAAATTAGAATCTACAATTGCAGCATTAGTAATATTAGTAGATAAGAAACCACCTGCATTAGTATATTTAGTATTAAAAGTATAATTATACCATTGACTAGCGTATTTATTATTCTTAGCAACCCATACTAATTCCTTGCAAGGATGATTGAAATTTAATTTAAGACGAGAACCATTACTATTTAAAGTTTCTTGTCCAGTAAATTGTAATTGTTCAATTAAATATTCATGAGATAATTGAGCAAATTTGCGACGTTCATCAGTATCAAGATAAATATAATCAACCCATAAATTAGGATTATCTAATTTATAAGCTGTTACAGTAGGGTCTGCAGTATCACCAGGAGTATATAAACATTTAGCAGCAGTTTCAAATTCAATTTTAATTTTAACTTCATGATATTGGAGAGCAATTAAAGGAAGAGCTAAACCAATATTTCGGCAAAACCAGAATTCAAGAGGGATATATAAAGTGGTTATTTTATTTTCAGCTGGACCTTCACCATATACACCTGAATTTAAAGCATCACGGTCGGCACCAACCATAGTATCATAAGCAAAACGTTTTCCACGAGGGAGAGATAATTCATTCCATATATATAACCAATCAGAATAATGTTTATCAATTTGTTGTCCTCCAATTTCAATTGAAACTGATTTTAATAAACGTAAACCTAAATAATTAACATATGATACAGAACGTGTTTCTGTAGCAGCAGTAGTATTAACACCGACTTCAAGATAAGTGCGATGGATTAAATCACCATTGCGAGATATTTGACAATATACGGTATTTCCATAATTTGCGATACCGCTAAAAGTTTGTTGAATAGCTTCCATAGCAAAATTTGTATGTCGGCGATATACAACTTTAAAAAAAGTTATTTGAGGATTGCCAGTTAAATAAACATCCTGAGCACCATAAGCAACAAGTTGAAGAAGACCACCACCCATTTATGCTATATTCTTTATACTATAATAGGAGAAAAAAATATATTGAATAAGATATATAAAAGCATATCCGCATTTTTTATTATATATGTTTAAAGATAAAACATCTAAAAAGCGATTTCAAAATGTTGATATAACGAGGGATTTATCAACATTAGATGCTATGCATAATAAAATAATTAATAATTATAGTAAAAAAATAATAGATAATAAGATTTATACGGAAAGAATAAATAGTTTAGAAATAAATTACAAGAATATCAATGATGAAATATTGAAATATAATATAGATAATTTAAAATTTGATAATATTTATTCGAATTTATGGAATAGTAATATTCGAATAAAAGAAGAATTAACATTATTACATAATGAAATTAATAATATTAATTATTTTGATGAAATAGAATATTATGAAAATACAAGTTCTATTTTATTTAATTATTATGAAATGTTAGAAAAACAATCATCAACAATATCTTCAATTTCTTCAACTTCTAATAATAATAAATATAAAAATAAATCTATTTTAGAATCATTTAATATTACATTACCCAAAGAAGAAATTAAAGAAATTGAAGAAGATGATAAGATTGTTGAAAAAAGCGATTTAGTTGACCAGTATTTATCAATAACTAATAAATATTATATTAAAAAAATAGATAATAATGATAATACTGAAATTTGCACAAGATGTAATATACCTTTAATATGTTTGCAACATGATGCAATAATGATATGTAATAATTGTGGATATCAAGAATTATTATTAGTTGAACAAAATAGACCAATATTAAAACAAAATACAAAGGATACATCTCATTTTAGTTATAAGCGAATAAATCATTTTAGGGAGTGGTGTAATCAAGTTCAGGGAAAAGAAAGTACGGATATTCCGAATGATATATTTGAAAAGATATTAAATGAAATTAAAAAAGAAAAAATAATGGATACAAAAAAAATTACATATTCAAAGATGAGAGAAATTTTAAAAAGATTAAGAATTAATAAATATTATGAACATATTAATTATATTATTAATCGAATTAATGGAATACCAACACCGCAATTTTCTACAGAATTAGAAGAAAAATTATGTTCGATGTTTAAAGATATTCAAGGACCATTTTTAAAACATTGTCCTAAAGACCGCAAAAATTTCTTATCATATAGTTATGTTTTATATAAATTCTTTCAGATATTAGGATTGAATGAATATTTAAAATTCTTTCCTCTTTTAAAAAGCAGGGAGAAATTATATGTTCAAGACCAAATATGGAAAAAAATATGTGAAGATTTAAATTATAAAATTATTCCATCTCTTTAAGGTCCAAAACCAACAAGGCGGAAACCAGCACCAAGACCAACACCTTGACGAGCACCAGCAGCAATTGAGGGTGATAGTAAATCGAATAGAGAGAATAAGCATGCAGCAGTCAGGGCAATCATCCAAACTTCGCTCATTTGAAGTTTTTGTTCAGGTAAAACATAAGCAGCTATCGCAACAACTATTGCCTCAATCGCATATTTTAATATACGGATTAATGCTTCCCAAATATCAAAACTATATGTTGGTTGTTGATTCATATTATACTATTATAATAATATATTTTTTTATTATAAATGATTTAATAATAGTTATTAAAATTATTTTAACCGGCAAAATAAATAGAAAATGATATAAGAATTTTTATTTATATTATATATATATAATAAATGAGTGAAAATTTAGTATCAACAAAAGAAAAAGATTATCTGGATGAGGATAAACCTATTAGAGGTCAAAATTATTGTTTAGTATCATTTTTAAGTCCTGAAAATATTTTAAAGGAGAAAGAAGTTTATTATTTTTCCCGATTTATCGATAAATTCGGAAAAGATATGAATACTCTTTTAGATGGAATTCAAAATAAATATCCGGATTCAGTAGAATTAATTAAAACTATTCGTTCTAATCATGATTATATCTTCAATGCCAATGACCTAGATTCACAATATAAATTTTTCAAGGATAATAATTCACATGAAATTGAGACTGATTTTCATAAAGAAAATGATTTTAAAACTTCTATGCGAGGAATTAAAATTCGTGGAGTTTTTGATACAATTGATGAAGCTAAAACAAGAAGTGAATTTATTAAGCGCCAAGATAACAAATTTGATATTTATATTTGTCAGGTCGGATGCTGGTGTCCATGGTCTCCAAATCCAAATGATTTATCCGACCAAGAATATTCAGAAACTCAACTTAATACCCTAATGAAACAATATAAGCAAAATATGGACTCAAAAGATGAACTTTTTGAACAAAGAAAAGTTGAAATGATGGCTAAATCTTCAACTGTTTCAAATATCGCTGATGACCTAGCCGAACAAAAAGACCCATGGATTGCCGCCAAAGAAGGAAGAGAGGAAGTGAAGGAGGAAGTGAAGGAGGAAGTGAAGGAGGAAGTGAAGGAGGAAGTGAAGGAGGAAGTGAAGGAGGAAGTGAAGGAGGAAGTGAAGGAGGAAGTGAAGGAAGAAGGTAATCCGAGTGATTAATTTTTTAAATCAATTATTTTTTTTGTATTCATTAAATAAAAATGAAATCAATAGCTATATTTATTTTATTTGTTGGCGTTGTGCTAGTAATAAAAAGTTATTATGAATTTAAATATTCAAATATTGAAAAACCTAAAGAAATAATTAAATATATTCCTATAAGTCAATACGAGGAAACATTAAGTGATAGTGAAAAATTATCAGAATTTTATAAAGGGATGTTTGAATTAACACAACCTAATATATATGACGCAAAAAAAATATAGATTATAATTAATATGGAAAAATTTAAGGAAGATACACGCAAATTCTTAGGAAATTATAGATGTGAAAATATTTATTTATTATACCCTAGCTCTAAATATGATAAACCACAACTTTTATATATGTATAATTATTATTACTTACCCGAATGGGTTGACCCTGAAAAATTAAAATTATTAGAAGCAATAAAAATAATTAATATGAATCCATTAATAGATATTGGATATATATTAATTGATAATATAATAAATATTAAAAATGATACAAATAAAACAAAATTATTATCAGCTGTTAAAAATCATAATAAACATATTTCAGATAAAAAAGAAGAATTAATTGAAAAACAAAATATTTATATTAATGATTATGAAACACCAAGAAAAAAAAATATTGATAATTATAATAAATATTTGAGAAATAAAGAAATTTTATATAATAAATGGAAAACATCAAAAGCTGTTAAAGATTTATATGAATTAATATCATTAAAACAACCAGAATATACTGAAATACCAAATGATATTTATTCGGTTTCAGTAATGAAAAAAAAGAAATATGAAGAAATCAAAGAAGAAATCAAAGAAGAAATCAAAGAAGAAATCAAAGAAAAAGGAAAGAAGAAAGTTAAAAAATAAAATTTTACTATGTTATATAAATATCATTAACAAAATTATAAAAAAACATCATAATATCATTAATGAATTTTAATATATAACCAAATATTGATAATACTCTTATAAAAGCACCCCAAATTGCATAAATAAGATAAAAAGGTAAGTATAATAATGAAACGACTAAATAATATAAATATAATATTAATTCCAATAATGGAATAATATATCCTATAATGATTGTTGTTAATGATATGTTAAATAAATAGCAAATAATTAAAATAAAAAAGGCAGTGCCAATAAAAGTGGACAGATGTATATTATATACAAAACAAAATATTATTGATAATAATAATAAAACTATTAATAAACCATAATAAGGTTCTAACAATTTTATATTAATATTAAACATTTCAAACATTTTATATTATTATTATTTATATAAAATAGAATATAAAAATTAAATGGAAGAAATACAACCTTGTTTTAAATTTCATTTTTTTGCGTTTATTATTGCATTTTCAGTCGGTATATTTTATGTGTATATCGCAACACCTAAACCAAAAATTGTAATAAAATATCCAACGCCATATAATGCTAATAAAATTGTTTATAGAAATGATAATGATGTATGCTATAAATATAAAGTTAATGAAGTAAAATGTTCAGATAAAGCATTGGAACAACCTATAATATAAAAAAATAAACTTTAATTAGATGATAAATACACGTAATTTAATCGATAGATTGTTTTATACAACAATTGGACAAATTATGATTAGTGCATTATTTGGATTATCATTAGCATTAATATTTAATAGAGTATGTAAAGAAAATTGCACAATATATTTTGCACCTAAGCATGATGAAATAAATGATAAAATTTTTAAATTAGAAGAAACATGTTATAAATATTCAACTATTAATGTTCCATGTAATGATAAAGCATTAGAACAATATAACGGATATTCTCAAGTATCTAATAAAATTGAAGAAAAAGGGCTAATTGATAAATTATTTGCGTAATTTTTATTATTATATATTTAAATCATATTAATATAATAATGCAAAATCAACCACAAAATAACATGATTACACCAATTGAAAAAGTACCATTAAAAACATCAAATACTAATATAACTCCAGATATGGCGGATGATCCAATTGTAAAAGATGTTTTAACAGAATTTGAAAAAGAATTATCATTACATAATCAATCTAATAATTATCAAATTAATAATAATCAACAACAGCAACAGCAACAACAGCAACAGCAACAGCAACAACAGCAACAACAGCAACCACAATATCAACCATCACAGCAATTACCGCAACCTCAACCTCTGCAAAGACAAAATCAGGTTAATTATATTGATAATATATTAATAACTAAAACATTTATTATATGTATAATAATTGCAATTGTTACAAATCCAAATATATATAGTACAATTATTAGTAAAATACCTGAAAATATATCAGTTATTTTAGATAGTTATAATTATATAATAAAAATAATAATGATATTTATAATATTATATGGATTGATGTTTTATAAATTATTGTAATGGAGTATGATAATTAGTATCATTATCATATGCAGCGAAATGATTATTATCTGAATTTAAACCTTGTATGCCGTAAAAATTATTATCTGATTTTATTTCAGTTTTATAATTTTCCTCATTATATATATTAGTTTGCGCTGCTTTTAATAATTCATTTGATATATAAGGGATTAATTTACAATTTTCATTTTTAAGTTCTTCTATATAATGGTCTGGTATTTCAGGTTGTGTTGAATAAGATTTAGGTTTAACATCACCATTAAAGAAATTAAAAAAAGATGTTATCGGGTCATTATTAGCAGTAGTAGTATAATTATTAGTATAATTGGTTAAAGATTCAGAAGAAATGAAAGATGGACTTGAAACAAATGGAGATGTGAATGAAGAAGCAAATGACGAAAATGAAGAAGCTAATGGCGAAGACATAGATGATTGTTCATTTTTATTTTCGAAATTAGATTTTGGCATTATTTTTTTTTGATAAAATTTAAAATAAATAATTAAAAATATTAATCCAATTAAAAATCCAATTATTTCATCAACTGCTATTATTATTAATAATATTATTATAGCTATAAATAACTGATTTGTTTTTGTGTTTATTATTATGGGTAAATCAAAATCTACAATAATTACAAATAATAATAAAATTACTAATAACGCTCTAATAAAATTTAATATCATCTACTATAAATTA